TCGAGGCATGGGGGGGGGCCGGATGGAAGTGGAGCCAGACGGTGCATTGGCTAAAGAACGGCCCCACATGGGCGCCAAGCCTCCTGTATCAGCGTCTAAGCGAACCCTGCATGGTGGGATGGAAGAAGGACAAGAAGCATTATCAGGATCTCGCATTTTCGAAATTCACGGAGCTATGGGATCTCCCCAAAGCCCGCTTCGCGCAGCATCTCGATTGGTGGTACGAAAAGCGCGACGACCCGAAGACCTATATCCATCCGACGCAGAAGCCAGTGCAACTCTCCGAACGCGCGATAAAGCGATCGAGCGAGAAGGGAGATATCGTGCTGGATGTGTTCTGCGGATCCGGGAGTTCGCTCATAGCATGCGAACAGCTCGGGAGAAAAGGTCGTGCGATGGAACTCGATCCCAAGTTCTGTGATCGCATCATAAAGCGGTGGGAGAATTTAACGAAAAAAACGGCGAAGAAATTAAAATAATTCTATCGGAAAATGACCATCACCTGCATCAAGAAGCATATAGTCCTCTCTAAAGATCCGGGCAAAGGAACGATTCTCATAAAGTGTCGCCCGCACAAAGAATTCGAGGAGATGATGCAGTGTCCGACGAGAGAAGGTCAAAGGGAATATCATCTGCCCTGGGGATTCAATCCGAAGAAGATCGAGGGCGTGCAATACGTGCCTGATCCTCTGACGGTGATCAATAAGAATATCGACGAGAATGAAAAAGAAAATCGGCAAAAAATCGAAAAAGACGCCTAAAAATACCAACCCTGCCATCAGGAAAGAGCAGGATGGAGTTCGTGATCCCAAAACTGGGCTATTCCTTCCCGGCCAATCGGGAAATCCAAGCGGCCGGCCGAAAGGCGTCTCGATAACGAAAATGCTCCTCGAGACGCTCGAGAAAACGCCTGAAGGTTCGAAGATCACCTACGCTGAAGCGATCCTCAAGAAGCTCCTCACAAAAGCGATCGCCGAAGGCAACACGACGGTGCTGCTCGAGATATGGGACAAGATTGACGGCCGGTCGAAACAAACGCTCGGGTTCGAAGACGATGATCTCGCGGTGTTCCTGCGCGGCCCGGACAAAAAGAAAGAAATATAGCCATGACACGATACTGCTCACACTGCCAAATAAGGCTCGGAAGAATATACCTCGAGGCACCGGTCACGCGCACCGGAAAAAAGCGCTATACGCGTGTGTGCTGGAACAAGGACTGCCCGCTCTTCAAGCAAATAATCAAAAAGAAAACCAATGCGCGAGCTTGATATCGATAAGATCTCCAATTTCACCGAGAAGCAGACACGCGCCGAGGGATTGGTGTACGACTTCAAGTACCTGCTCTATGGCGGCGCAATGGCCGGCGGAAAGTCATACTGGCTCAGGTGGATGCTCGTAAAGCTCCTTGTGTATTGGGCGATCAACGGCGTTCGGCATCCGACAGTCGCTCTCTTCTGTGAAGACTTCCCAAGCCTCAAGGACCGGCACATATCGCGCATCAAGCATGAGTTCCCGCCCGAGCTGGGAACGTACAACGCTACCGACCACAACTTCACGCTGAAGAAGCGGTGGGGCGGCGGCACGATCGCATTCAGAAACCTCGACGACGCGAGCAAATATCAATCGAGCGAGTTCGCCGCGATCGCTGTGGACGAGCTGACGAAGAACGATCGCAATACGTTCGACTTCCTCCGCACTCGTCTCCGCTGGAAAGGCATCAAGCATCCGAAGTTCATCGCGGCAACCAATCCGGGCGGGAAGGGATCGCAATGGGTGAAGCAGATGTGGCTCGATCGCATCTACGACCCGAACGAAAAGGAAAGCGACCAGTTCATGTACGTGGCGGCGAAAGCGAGCGACAATCCGTATATCACCGGCGACTACATGCGCACATTGGAATCGATGCCGGAAGTGCTGCGACGGGCGTTCCTCGAGGGCGACTGGGATGTGTTCCAAGGGCAATACTTCAAAGAATGGCGGCGGGATCTCCACGTCATCACGCCGAAGATGCCTCTGCGCTACCACAAGAAATATATCTGTGTGGACTATGGCTATGCGGCGCCGTCCTGTGCGCTCTGGTTCTACGTCGACGAGTTCGGTCGCGCGATCTTCTACCGTGAGCTGTACAAGACCGGCCTCACCTATCGGGCATTGATGGCCGAAATCTGCGCTATGACGCCTCTCGACGAGGAAATCGTGTACATGGTCTGCGATCCCGCTATCTGGGCCAAGAAGGGCGAAAATGACCACGAATTGAGCGGTGCAGACATCATGGCGGCCGAGTATCAGCTGATCCGCAAAAGGACGATCATTATGCAGAAAGGAGACAACCGGCGCATACCCGGATGGACGGTCATGCGCGAATATCTGGCGCCGGCGATGGTGAACGGCGTCCTCTCCCCAAGGATGCTCGTATGCGAAACGTGTCCGAACCTGATCCGCACACTGCCCTCGCTCATTTACGACGACAAGAACGTGGAAGACTGCGACTCCGACGGCGAAGATCACGCACCGGACGCAGCACGCTATGGCCTCATGAGCAGGCCCCAAGCATCGCATGCCGTGGCAACAACCGTAGGCGACAAGGTCGGCCGCCTGCTCGGGCAAAACACCTTCCGAGGCAATAATCAGTACAGTGCCGAGGATCGTAAAAAAGACTCATTCGAATGAGCGGCAACGTATCGGGATTCCCAAAACAGAAAACGCCGGCCGAAGAACTGGAGAATATCCAGGTGCTTCAGGACGCGCTCTCGAAAGACGAAATGCGGCTCGTCATGGCGTACCGGAAACTGGTGCCGCTATCGACGCTCAAGGTCTCCGTGCGGCAAGGCGGCAAAATTGTCGATATCGTGATCACGCATCAAGAGTTCGTGCCTCTTGACGGCAGAGAGTAGAGTGCTAAAGTTATCTCATAAGCGCTGAAGCCACGGCGAGCGCACCCAAACGAGGTGCGCTATTTTATTACCCACAACACACATGAGCTTTCTGAAGGACATGAACAAATATACGCGCACGGTCACCATGCCGGGCGGGTATGGGCATAACCTCCCCGATACGATCCGCCAGATCGATCGCCACTGGGAGGGAAAGTTCAAAGGCGGAACGCAGGACTCGCAAGGAAAGTACAAATACTGGATGCACACATCGCGGCCACTCTCGGAGATGGCCTCGAAGAACGTCGACGTGAACACCTCGATGATCAAGCTGATCGGCATACCGAAGCAAAGCGAGCTATCCACATGGGTGATGGAGCGCGAGCTTCGCCAATGGCTGACCGAGAACGACTTCGATAGCCTCCTGAACGATATCGTCGAGCAATACCCGAAATTCGGGCATGTGGTGATCAAGAAGCATAAGCGCGTCGGCGAATCGATCGGCGTCTCGATCGTGCCGATAGAAAACCTCCGCATGGATCCGAGCAACAAGTGGCTCAAAGATTCCGGGTTCGTGGGCGAGCTTCACCGCATGAGCCGCGGCGAGATTCTCCGTCACAAGGAATGGGATAAGAACGAAGTGCAACGCCTCTTCAAGATCGGCAAGCAGGATTACGATATTTATGAATACTACACAATGGAAGAAGAAGGCTATAAGCGCACGTGGTATGCCTGGGTGATCCGTCCGAACGCATCGAGCGGCGGCAGCACATTCGGCATCGAAGCGAACATCAACCAGCCGGACAACATGGCATTCCCTCCGATCAAGCTCTACAGCGACGAAGTGGATGAACTGCCATACCGGGAATTGAAATGGAGCAACGTCGCTGGCAGGTGGCTCGGAGGCGGAGAGATGGAATACCTCGCCGACAATCAGCGTCATGACAATGAGACTGGCTACCTCGAGCTGAAAGGACTGTATCTGAAGGCGCTCAAGATCTTCACGACCGACGACGACAGCCTCGGAGGGAACGTGATACGTGAAATGCAGATCGGGCAGCTCATCAAAACGCAGGGCGACCTCAAGATGGTGCAAAGCGACAACACCGACCTCTCGGCATTCAGCCAGAACAACGCGCGGTGGGACAAAAACGCCTCCCAGAAGGCGTTCTCAAGCGATCCTGCGGGAATGGGCGGCAAGCCGAACAAACAGGCCATAGCGTGGCTCCAGTCGAACACAGCGAGCTACTACAAAAAGAAGCAGGAGAACCTCGGTATCTTCCTCCGTAAGCTCCTCATGAACGACATCCTCCCGAGCTTCAAGGACGACAAGAAGCGCAAGCACATGTTCACCTTCGTGGGATCGTATGCGGACATCGATCAGTTCACGAAATTCATCGTCGAAGCGCAGGTGAATAATGCCGCGCTCGCGTACGTGAAAAAGACCGGGTTCATGCCGAGCCAAGATGAACGCGCGAAGGAATCCATGCGCATCGAGAAAGCGCTCCGCAACCGGAACAACCACGGCATGGAGATCCCGGCATCGTTCTACGAGAACCTCGTCGCGCGACTCGAGATCGTGATCACCGGCGAGAACAAAGACCTCCAAGGCATGACGCCGATCCTCCAGCAGTTCCTCACGCTCATTGCGCAAAATCCGGCAGTGCTTCAGAATAAAGCTACGAGAGCGATCGCATTCAAGATCCTCGAGTTCAGCGGCATGCAACCGGCCGAACTCGATATGCTCGAGCAGCAAATGACCCAGCAGGCGAACTCTCCGCAGGCGCAGCAACCGCAAGGACCAGGCGCAGGCCAGCCAGATCCGAACGCTCCGATGAAGCCCGGCGCATCGATGCCTAAAATTGCGCCGCCGGGAGGCAATAACGCCCCCGCTGCAGTCGGCGCCGGGCCAACCAGCAAACAACTATGAAACTAACCCCTCTCAATACACAGGTTCTGAACACCTATCGCGCGATGAAAGCCGCGCACCTAGAATACTGCGAGAAGGTGATCGCGGAGATCGGTGACCTCGAGCATCTCTCCAAGGAGGAGTTCGAAAGCGCAAAGATTGCCATTGTCGCAATACGGAAGTACTTCATCAACCCGGTCAAGCTCTCGGAGCGGGTCGAGCCGGGGCAGGAAGTAGGAAAAACACAGGAAGATTTCGGATAATAAAACATCACTATGGACGACAATTATAACTTCACCAATATCACGACCCAGACGACGACCATCGTATCGACGACCGGGTCGAAGCTGATCAAGGTCATCATCAATACCCCGCTCGCAAACGGCGTGGTGACGATCTACAACAATAAAGTCGGAAGCGGCGCAAAACTCGGGACGATTACGCAGGCCTCGGTCTTGACCGCAATCGGACCGAACGCAGTCGAGTATGGCGTCTCAATGCAGAATGGCATCACGATCGTGACCTCCGGCGCGAACCAGGACATCACCGTTGTGTGGAAATAGAAAAGTCTTAGAATAAAAATAATATGGCAAAACTACCAAGCGAATCTGATGCTGGATCCATGAAGGGATATAACCCGAATCTTGGACTGCCAAAAAATCAGGTTCCCAATTCCGGCTACACGCCGAAGACAGGACCGGCCGCACCGAAGATGAAACCCGGTGCGTCTCCGATGAAGATCAATCCGCCCGGCCGCATGCGCCCAACGCCTATGCAGAAGCCGGCTCGACGTCGATCGCCTCGTCCGCGATTGAATAAAAAAATGATCGCATAAGATCATGGCAAAACACACACCGAAAGGATCCAAAGGACAGACCGGAAAGCAGCTCACGAAAGTGCCGCATGCTCCCGGAACGCCCGGCGGAACAGAAGTGCGATCTGGGAAGTATCCTGCGAAGGGTGCGCCCAGACGCAGGCTTGCAATGGTCAGCTTGAGAGCTGCGCCAGTGGATGCCCAGCAGAAGGGCAGCAAAAACATGAAGGCCGCAAAATCGGCGTTCAATCGGATGAATAAAAAAGGTCGGAAATCCTAACACCATCAAAACCATGGAAACAGCAGGATCAAAACAGGCAAAGAGAGCATTCAACAAGATGACCGGCAATGGACGCACGAAGCCGGCAGGTGCGATCACCAAGGGGAAGACGTACCAAGCAGCCTCGAAGCTTACCGGTCACAAGGCGCCGGGCATCACGAAAGGATCTGGCAATCGGAAGGCCGCGCAAGCGACACGATCTGGTCGCCAAGGTGCTATGCCGGGAGTTCCCGCATCAACCACGACCGGAGGCGGCCGTAAGATGCATTCGCAAGGACCGAAAGGTGCAGTGAAGCGCAAAGTCAATCGAATATAAACGGCAGGTCTGGCTCTCTGTACCATGGGCGGAATAAAACCGGCCAAGGCGCTCATGGCACAGGGAGTCATCCCTGTGAGTCGAGGATCTCTTAAAACCTCCGTCGATCTTCGAACGTCGACGCTAAATCGAGTAACCATCTCTTAAAATGGAGAACGAAAAAACCCCGAATGCCAACGGTAACAATGGCAGTGAGCCAAGCCTCGAAGATCTCATCAAACAAAATAACGAGGCCACCGACTTGGAAACGGTGAAAAAGCTGAATACGCAAATTTTCGCACGTCTCAAAAAGACGGAAGAAAAACCGAAGGACGATAAGGGTAACGAGCAGGTTCCGCAGAATGGTGACCACAAAGTCACGCCTCCGGCATCCAACTCGGAGGAAGCGCCAATCACTACGATGGAGCTGATCACCCTGCAAGGTGACGGCTATTCCAACGCAGAGATCATCAATATCGCCAAACTGGCGAAGGAGATGAAACTGACGCCCGCAGCGCTGATGGCTAACCCCATCCTCAAAGCCGGCATCGAGGCGCAAAGAAAGCAGACCCGCGGTCGGGACGGTACACCCCCCCCGAGCAGTCGCGTTGGTTCGATCTTGTCTAACGACGAGATTCCGGGCTACAGCGATGCGAAGACCCCTGCCGATCGGCAGAAAGCGGTCATCGATAATGCTCGATCTGTCTTCGAGAAGCGTGTTCAGGGAAAACAAGGGGGTAGCGAAGAATAACCCATCTTTAACAACTTAAAATGGCTAGTTTTTCCAGTCAGTTTACAGCAGCCAACCTCGCAGCTTCCATCCCGGAAATTTGGACCCCGATCGTACTCGAACAGATGTTCGCGTCGACCGTCGCATCCAACTTCTTCCTCGATTTGAGCGAGTACGCGACTGAAGGCGGCTCGACGTTCGACATTGCGAACCTCTACACCAACACGTTCTCGGTGCAGACGCAGTCGACGCAGGGCGCCCAGGTCACACTCGCGGATCCGGCACAGGTGAAGGTGCAGCTCGCGATCAACACGCACAACTACGTTGCCGCCCTCGCAGGCGACAAGGATATTGCCCAGCTCCAAAAGAGCTTCAATTTCAACGTAGAGTACGCGAATCAGATGAGAAAGACGACTATGAACGCCCTCGAGGTCTCCCTCTTTGGCCTCTGGTCCTCGCTCTCGACGAACTTGATCACGAACAGCGCCGCAGCCTTCACGGATCAGGAAGCCCGCCAGGCGATCGCCAACATCGAAGCCCAAAACCTCGACGACACGGAGTTCGGGAACCTCGCGTTCTTCCTCCATCCGAACGTGTTTTGGAACCAGGCGGCGGCGATCACCAAGTATTACCAGGCCTATTCGTTGAATAGCCGGGACAATAGCTCCGTTGTGGAATCAGGCACGATCAATGGCAAACCCCATTCGAACGGCCTCCGCGGCGAGATCTATAACATCCCGATCTATGTCTCGACGAACGTCGTGGATAACTTGGGAGGCTACCGTAACCTGTTGGCCCACAAAAACGCATTCGGCTTCGGCATTCAGACCCCAGGTGGTTCGAAAGTCCGCGTTCAGAGCGAGTATCTCCTTGAGAACCTCGGCCTCTTGATCGTGACTGACATCATCTTCGGTACGATCGTCGTCCGCGATCCGTTCGGTGTGGTCATTACAGTTTCCGATACCGCCACGGTCTCCTAGTGAGTCGTGACCCTATCTCTTGTGCGCCCTGCCACAGCAGTTTGTGGTGGTGGGGCGAGAGTTGCGCACACAAACTCTCTCGCCTCGCATGCACAGGAAAAACTAGCCATGGTACACTTAAAACAATGAAATTCCAAAAGCTATATTGGTTCCGAAAGCCGGACGGCAACATCGTCCAGTTCACGGAAAAAGACGCATGGCAGCCCTATGCGCAATACGAACCTCGCTGGAAGCTCATGGGAGTATCCAATGGGCAGATCTATCGGGAGATGACGAAGGTGCCGCGCAATGCGCTCGCCGTATTGATGGCGCAGCGGACCCAGCTCATCAACGCCAAACAGACGATCCCGGCGAAGCTCGAGCGCGACATCGAAAAGGCAAACTTGGTGTTCAATAAGGCCAATAACGATGCCCAGCGAGCCGAATACACGGCAGCAAAAGGTCACTTTGAACGGCCGCCCCGCAACACGAAAGTGTACATGGGCGATCCGGAGCTGATCGAGGAGATGCGCAACGGCGGCATCCGCTCGAAACTCTCCGTCGACTAGCATGAAGGAGATGACGACAATGCCGAATATCGGCGGAGGTCTCGACCGCAAGGTCCGGGATCGGCTGATCTGCATCAACAACGAATGCTGGGACGTCGTATCGAAGAAGATCCGCACCGGCCTCACGAAAGACACGACGGACTACTCGACGATCAACACGGCCATGGAGCTTCTTGAATCGCGCAGCACTCCCGAAGACAAAAAAGCGGTGTTGCGTCAGCTCATCGTGGGCGGGAAAATGACCCCGCAGAAAGCGTCCGAGGTCAATGAGCTATTCGAGCGCGAACTGTCGCTCTGCATGGATACCAAGATCCAAATAGCGATCAGAAAAGGACTCTTGCCGGCGCCGAGCAAGAACGATCCGATGATGGCACGAATGAACCGGCGCATACCGAAAAAATGACGATCAAACCATTGCGCAACAACCTATTCGTCGAACCTCTTGCGGTCGAAAACAAGAGCAAGTCCGGGATCATCATCACCGGCGCGGACGAACCGAGCGGCACGAAAGGAACGGTGAAGTATGCCGGGCCTCTCTGCATTGCCGTGAGTGTTGGCGACGTGGTATATTATAAAAAATATGCACCCGAGGAGATCGAGCTTGAAGGCGTGACATACGGCGTGATCTCCGAAGATGATGTAATGGCAATCATTCCACAAAATCATGAAGGATAAAAATAATTTCTACGTGAAGAATCCCCACGGCACAGTGGTCGTGGTGGGAGAGAGCGAACTCGTGGGCATCAAGCGGAATATCGAAGCCGGCCTGAACTTCGAGATCCTCGGCCCGGTGGCCGCGCAGGAAGGCGAATCCGGAGTGGGAGTCGAACTACCGGAAAATCAAGACAAGAACCCACTCGAATGCCTAACATGCGGCCACGTGGCGGAAAGCCCGGAATCGCTGACGGAACATCTGATGGAGCATCTCCCCGAGTCCGAAAGGTCCTCTACATCGGCAACTTCTTCGCCGACTACCTCACCGAAACCCACCTCTCGAAAAGCCTCGAAGAACTCGGCATCGAAGTCGTCAGGATCAGCGAAAAAAACTGTAGCGAAAAAGCGATAAGAGATGCTGCTGTCGGATGCGATACGGTCTTCTACCAGCGAACATTCGGCATGCCGTTCGACTTTACCAAGCTGGGCATCCGATCAGTTTCTTACACTCTTGACCTCTATCTCGGGCTTAACCGTGCCATGGGAATGGCAAATAATCCATTTTGGCGGGCAGACTACGTATTTACTGTCGACGGAGGCCACGATGATATCTTCGAAGCTCGTGGGATCAGGCATCACTATCTTCCTGCAGCGGTATACGGGGCTGAATGTGGAATGGGTACCGCCAAAGAGGAATACGCATGTGATGTGGCGTTTGTCGGAACCTATCACTACCTGAAGGAATGGCCGTACCGGCGCAAGCTGGTGGACTTCCTCAAGAAGACCTATGGCGACCGCTTCAAACTGTTCGGCGACGTGATTGGCAACGAGGATCCGGGCCACAAGATCATGGTGTTCGGAAAAGACCTGAATGACGTCTACGCATCGGCAAAGGTGGTGGTCTGCGACAGCCTGAACAGCCGCGAGTACTGGAGCAACCGGGTGTACGAAACGATCGGGCGCGGCGGGTTCGCCATCCATCCGAAAGTGGTAGGACTCGAGAAAGAGTTCGAATATGGCAAGCATCTCGTGCCATACGATTACGGAGACTTCGAAGGGCTGAAGCGCAAGATCGATTACTATCTCGCGCACCCGACGGAGCGAGAACGGATCCGCGCGGCAGGCATGGAGTACGTCTCGAAGCACAAGACCTTCGTGAACCGGGCAGAGCAGATCCTCAAGGTCATCGCGGGCAAAAAAATTGATCCATACAAAACATGATCCTCGATATCCAAGACGACAAAGAGCAAGGCATCTATGACGAGATATGGGTGGATAAAGTCTACGGCGAACAGCCGGAGCCGGGCCAGATTGTCCTCGATATCGGGGCAAACATCGGCTACTTCACGCTCTATGCCCTCCAGGCGAGCGCGAAAGTGTACGCATTCGAACCCGAGCCGCACAACTACGACCGGCTGGTGGCGCAGGTCAAAGCCAATGACTTCATATTCGCAAGCGGTTCGGCATTCAAGATGGCCGTAGCGGGAGATGAGGGCGGCCGCACTCTCTACCTCAACCCGGTGAATATCGGAGGCCATAGGATCGTGGGAGATATTGGCGCCGGCAAGATCAAGGTGGCAAGCATCACCCTCGACGAGATCTGTAAGGACCTGGACCGCATCGATATGATCAAGATGGACTGCGAAGGCGCAGAGCATGAGATATTCGAAGCCGCCTCACCCGAGACGATGGCGAAAATCCAAAAGATCGTGATGGAGTTCCACCCGGTGAAGCCGCTCGAGGGATTCCTCGATATCCTGCGGCCATATTTTGATATTCAGCTGAAGCAAAACAAGTGGGACTCGTCGCTCCCTTACATCTGGGCAACCAAAAAGCAATGAAAGAAAAATATCGACATGACGCATTCGATCTGAAGTGGCTCGTTCGAAACTCGACCGACGAGGCGATCATCCAAGAGGTGTGCGCACAGAAGGTCTATGGCGACACGATCAAGCCGGGCGACAAGGTGATCGACATCGGGGCGCAACTCGGGAGCTTTACGGTGTTCGCGGCATCAAAAGGGGCTTCTGTGAGGTCTTTTGAGCCGGATCCCGACAACTACGCCACTATGCTCGAAAACATCGCCCTGAACGATTTCCAGGCCACTGTGACCCCCTATAACGACGCCGTCTGGTCAAACCATGGCGAAATTACCCTCTATGACAGCTGTTCGGAGAATTTGGGCGCCCATTCGGCCATATTCGCCCGCGACGCAAACGCATCCGTGAAGGTCCCGGCGATCACGCTCGACGAGGCGATGGAAGGCTGGGACGAGGTGGACTTCCTGAAGATGGACTGCGAAGGTAGCGAGTTCGAGATCATGAAAAGCGATCGCGTGAAAGACATCAAAGCATTTTCGATGGAAGTGCATGGCTTCGTCACGAACATCGAGGACTATATGAAATTCCGGGACCGGCTTGCGCAGTGGTTCGATCTGCGCGAAGGGGTATGGCATGAGGTTATCTTCTACCTCCATGGAACGCGCAAAAACCAATAAGCGAATAGGATTCATTGCCCGGTGCGATGATACCGGACTCGGCGTCGAGTCTATGGAGTTCGTTGAGCATGTGAAGCCGGACAAGATCATGACGCTCATGATCGGATACAAGAAGCAGCACCCCGAGCGATTCCCTGGCTCGACCGTGATCAGGGGCGTACCGAGCGAGCATGAGATCCGCACATGGCTCGAAGGACTCGACGTGGTGTTCGCAATCGAGACTGGCTATCATCCGTTCTTCTTCTCGATATGCCACCGCGCCGGCGTGAAAACGATCCTGCGCGTGAATTACGAATACCTCGACGTATGCACCGGCATCAATCGCCCCGATCTCTTCCTGCTGCCGACGCCATGGCATGAAGCTGACGTACCGAATCCCAAAAAGGTGCTACCGTTCCCCATCAATACCGATCGCGTGAAAGCGCGGGAGATCAAAACGGCGCAGACGTTCGTCCACATCGCAGGCCACCGCGGGTATATGGACCGGAACGGAACGGAACTATTCCTCCGCGTGATTCCCTTGGTGAAAAGCCCGGCGAAGTTCATCATCTACGACCAAGCGGGCGGCCTGAAGACAAAAGACAAACGCGCCGAGATCAGGGGAGAAGCGAAGCACTACTGGGATATGTATGCCGACGGCGACGTTCTCGTGATCCCTCGAAAGCATTCCGGGCAATGCCTCCCCATGAGGGAAGCAATGGCGGCAGGTATGCCGACATTGATGCCCGATATGGACCCGCAAAACAAGATCCTCGAGCCGGAGTGGCTCATCCCGATCCGCCGCGAGCTATCGGTGGATATCAAGAAGCGAATCGAGTATGCGGATATCGATCCGGCAAAGGTCGCACAAAAAATAGACGAATGGTATAATAAAAATATATGGCAGACTTCCTCAAAGTTGATAAAGAAGGCACAGTCCGAAAATTGGACGGCACTCCTACCGGAGTATCTCAAGCTCCTGCAAAATCTGTAGCACAGAAAGAGCAGGACGCATTGAACGATCCGTGCCAAGCGCTTGTGGATAAGTACCAGATCCCGCAAGAGATCGTGGGCAAGGTTATGAGCCGCAAGGATACGATCGGCTCGATCATCCAAGCGAACCTCGACGGCCTCCAGCGCGACTACATCATGGAAAAGTATTACAGCAAGCAGCTGATCATCAGCACTGCGCAGTCGCAGGTGTGGCGCCAGCAGCTCGGGGTGATCCAACAGAGCATCAAAGGAAAGGTGGCGATCGTGGAGTACTTGACACCCCTCTACCGGGAGTTAGAATAAATCTATAGTTGCTGAAGCTACGGCGAGCAACCCCTGTCGGGGTTGCTTTTTTTATCCACCAAAACCATGCAATGGAGCGATCCCACTAACCATCAAGGCATCATCCAGCGAACATTCTTCAAGACGTTCGGAGATTCGCTCGACCATAGCGCCGATTGGGCGCTGACCGACGTCACCGCATCGGCAAATCTTGCCCTTGCAAAGATTGCCACCGCACTGTGGAAGGCTTCGGACATTTGGACGTGGGACGACACCAACCAGACCTCGCTTCCGGTCGCCACAACGAATCTCGTGAGCGGACAGACCGACTATAGCCTCGGCTCGACGATCCTTCAGATCAAAGGCGTCTCGATCCTCGACATCAATGGCAATTGGGAACCCCTGAACCAGATCGATCCCCTCGAAATCGAACGCGAGACTGGTATGGACTTCGATTATTACAACAACATTCCGGGCCTGCCGGGCGAATACGCGCTGATCGGCAATTCTCTCTGGCTGAAGCCAGCCGCCGACAATGGGATATCCTGCACCATGACAAACGGACTCAAGGTATGGGTCGCAAGGTCGACAACGCAATTCGCCGTTCCTGCGAGCTATGGCACTGCCGATACCACCGTGCCAGGGTTCGATTCAAACTTTCACGATGCTCTCTGCCTGTTCATGGCCGATGATTATCTGAGCGCGAACGGACAGGAGGCGAAGGGCGCTGGCTATGTAGCACAAGCCAATGCGATCGTTCAAAGCCTCGCGCATGCGACCGGAACACGCGACAAAGATAAGCCGGACGTCGTCGGCATGCGTCCCGAGAGTATCGAATAAAAAATAACAATAAATCTATGAAAAAAATCACACACTTCATTCTTCATCTGCCCTATGTAGGGCCTGCAATCGGTTTCTATTTCGGAGTCAAGGGATATAACCGGATCAAAGCGAAGATCATCCGGCCAGTGGGACAGCATCTCACGATCCGCGATCTATTCCTGAACACCATGCCTTCATTCAACTCGCGCGTGAATAAGGGCGCCGACCTCATCGGATCGCTTATCACCGGGACGAGCTTGAACAGCATCACGTCGCCTCTCCCGCCGAAGTACATCGCGCTCTCGCCGACCGTCCTCACGCCGGCGGCCGGTGATACCACGCTCTCCGGTGAAACAGCAAACTCCGGCCTCGCGCGAACCCTTGGAACGCAGGGAAGCTACACTGGCCCCAGCTCTCTCGACGGTGCGGCATCATACACGGTGAGCAATACCTTCACCTGCGGAGCAACTCCGACAAACATCAACTCGGCAGCTCTCTTGGATGCGGCATCGAGCGGCAACCTGTTCGTCGAAGCGAACCTTTCGAGCCAGGCTACCCTCACGAATGGCGTCCAACTTCAGATCGTATGGACGGTAAATTACTAAGGTCGAAAAAAATAAAACATTAAAAAAATATCATGCTTCTTCTTTACCAAAACGGCGCAATGCCAACAACCGCAGCCCCGGTGAAAGTAACGACCGGAACGGCGATCAAGACGATGCTTCAGCTGAAACTCAACTCGGGCGTCACCGGAAAAGTCGTAGAATGGGGTATCTCATTCGATGGATCGGCCGCCGCAACCCCGATCGAGTGCGAGCTGGTCGAGACAGGGACGGTATTCGCCACCGTGACTGCTGCCGTGGCACAAGATATCACCCGCCTCAATCCACTCGAACAAGATCCAACGACTGCCTATGTGTCAGTCGGAACGACCGCGACCGGATATACATCGACCGCAGAAGGTTCGATCACGGCAACGCGCGAGCTTGATTATCAGCTCGTCGCTCCGTCAAACCAGTACGTGAAGCAATTCCCGCTGGGACGTGAGCCTATGCTTAACGCCGCATCCGCGCTCCGCATCCGCGTGACCGCCGGCGCGGCAGTGAACGCTTACTGTTACGTCATCGTCGAAGTCTAGCGATGGAAAATCCCCCCCGCAAAAGCGGGGGGAGTCGGATAAGAATAGAAAAATACCACTATGGCAATCGCACTAGATAATTCAGGTCAGGGAAACAGCACATCGCAAGCCGCCGGTGTTGCTTTTACTTTTTCCTATACCGTCAATTCAAACGCGAACGGGATTTTAGTGATCGCCATTCAGACTGGAGATAACGCTGGGTCAAACCATCAATCGCCATCGGCTGTTAGCTACGGTGGGCAGGCGCTCACAAATACCTCCGCAAGTTTTCTCGGAGCACAATGCTATATGTGGGTAGGGTATCTCCTCAATCCACCGACGGGATCGAATACGGTATCGGTGACGATCCCCAGCACCGGAAGCGGTTCGGGAGCGTCGCGCGAAATCGTATATTGCGGATCTTATACCGGAGTAAAACAAACCGGCGAGCCTGACAGCACAACAAACAGTAATGCAACTTCGGGAAGTACGTTTAGCACAAGTATCACCACTGCCGCAGACAACTCGTGGGCAATAGGACTATTTTTTAATAACCAAGGGCCAGCAATTTCAGCAAGCACGGGGACAACGTTGCGACAAAGTAGCACCGCCATTGGATCAGGAACACTTTTCGGAGATAGCAACGGCGTTATACATCCTGCCGGAAGTTATTCGATGAGTGTTACTGGCAACTCGGGATTTTGGGATGGAAGTCTTATATCAATCGCCCCAGCACCCTCTTCTCTTTCTATCCCGCCAATTAATATAAACCAGTCGGTGAAACGATCTAATTACTTCTAAAAATGGCACGTCACGGTAGAGCATTTCCTATCAAGGCGCACATCGGCAAAATGCCCTTCGTGCAAAATTATAGTTTCGCTCTCACCGTGACGATGATGAACGCCGCCTCGAGGCTCACGACGCTGTTCGGGCAGCAGATGCAGTTCTTTTTCAATCTCTCGGTCTCGATGATGAACAATGCGTCTCGCCTCGCGGTCCTTACGACCGGCAATATGAAAATCTTGGTGGTCAACATGATGAATGCCGCCAGCCGCTTCACTACACTGACGCCAAAAATCTTGGTCTATATCTTCAATTTGAGCGTGAACATGATGTACTCAGTAAACCGACTGACAAAATTCATCGTATCGATCCCCGGCCAATGGAACTTCCGCCCGAAAAATATCACCACCTGGACATTCCGCCCGAAAGACAATCTTGGTCCGCAAAACATTCCATCCCAGCCAAACTAAAATGACCACCTCCACTATTCTTCAAGATATGATGTTCGTGCTTGGGATTCTGGGCGTCATTTTTGGCATATACCAATACTTCAGGAATCCGCAGATCGCAGAGGATAAAAAAGCCGCACTGCTCGCGCAAGAGGTGAAGACACAGACGAACTCGGTAGATAGCCGATTCGAGGCGATGCAAGAGAATTTCAAAGGCCTTCTTCTCCAGAGTAACAATCACATTCATACCCTCGAGGTGAAGATCGACGAAATCAATAAAATCATAGGGGACGTTCGGGTGAACGTGGCGACGCTCTCGACCATCATCGACGAGAGGATTCCGAAAAAATAACATGGCAAAAAAAGGAACGACAACCACAAAGGATCCAAAAAGCACAGGCACTGATAGCGAGAAAGTATACTCGCAATTCGCCGGTGGCCTTCAGCGCGATGACAAGTCAGCGATCGCTGGCGGTGGATTGGCGATCGAGGAGCTTGATATCCTCGAAAACGCGAACTTCGTACGCCCGGCGCAGGTATTCTCCGCAGATGCTACCGTGCCGGCAAACCAAGCATTCCATTCCTACTGCGAAGATCCTCTTTTGGGGACCGGCTATGCCGTCGGAGGCGATAACAATGGCAACACCTATGCGCAGGTTTTTTATAATACGGCGATTGGAACGCCAACGGCGAGCGGATGGACGTCGGTGGGATCAAACGCGCCTCTTGTGGCAAACCCCATCTCGGGATCAGCCGTGCATTATGAGATCGAAAGCGGCGCAACCACTCCTACGCTCGCGGTCTACTTCATCACCGGACAAAACGTGGTGACGCGCTATACGGCATCGGGAAACATTGCGACGACCGTATGGACGCTCTCGACACTCACCTCGAATATGGGGCATATCTCCTTCAGGGAGATCAATACGATCACCTATATCGCGGCAGGCAATTATATTTCAACGATTGATCCGGGCAGCACATCGACCGGCCCGAACTTCAACGAGAAAGCCTTCGCGCTTCCTACCGGATACGTGGCCATCGACATCTGCCAGGCAGGGCAGTATTACTTCATTCTCGCGGAGACAAGCGACCTCATCTCGAACAAGTCGGTGATCTTCATCTGGGACGGCGTATCTCCTCAATATACCGATCAGATCCCGGTCCCTATGGGCGGACCCCAGTGGATATATAACTTCAAGCAGACGGTGACGATCTGCTGCACCGCTGGCGGCAAAATGAAGCTGTTCTACCTGAATGCGCCGACCGTGGGCGCCCTCTGCAAGGCATATCCGAACATTCAGATCCAAAACGTCCAGCTTCCAAACCAGACGCTGTGGATAGGAGCGACCGGAAACCACGGCGTCAACTGGGTGGTGCCGGTATCTCCCTCAAAGTCGGTATTCGTGAAAGACGACATCCTGTACTTTGCATTGTGGAAATTCGACAAGACCGCGCTCTATGCGCTGGGCCAGCTCGACTCAAAGAGTCCGTTCGCGCTCTGGCTCGCAAAACGATTCAGCACCGCAGACTATAGCCAAATGGTACCCTTCGCGGCCTACTGCTTCGGACAGAAAATCTTCGCCGCATTCCAGACCGGCTATTTCACGCAGGGAACGAACGCGACGAATTGCGCGATCTGCGACCCGGCGATCGCCAACAGAAGCTCTCAAGCGATATTCACCAGCACGTGGGATGACGACGGCGAGCCAATGAACCCGAAAGACCTCATCCGGGCATATATGCAATCCTATCCGATCCCGCGCGGCTGTTCGCTCCAGCTCAACTTCGCATTCGATTATGGGACGACCTATACGACCATGGTGCAGGCCGGAAATAGCATCATGAATACCCTCAACCAGGTATTCTCGATCATGCGCCCGACCGGCGCCCTCAACAAGAAGCTATTCCAGTGGCAGGTAGCATTCACATCGAGGCAATCCGTGGTGACGACCCTGAACGGCACTATCACCTCCTCTGCGACGACCGTGGTCATCACCTCTGGGACTGGGTTTGTAAACGGCGACATCATCAGCATCGACCAAGAGCAGATGACGATCGTATCGGGAGGTGGAACGACTACGCTCACCGTTACGCGCGGCACAAATGGCACGATACAATACCTTCATACGAGCGGTGTCAATGTGGTAGATCTAAGCGTAGCCCCACAGCTCACCGCAGTCGGGATGAGAAAAATAATCAAAGCCCTCGATGCCTAACGAACTCGAAGACCTCCAAGAACAAATAGACTTCCTTTTTGCGCAGGTGAACAGCCTGAAGATCAACACGCTCCAATCAAATAGCGGGTATGGATCCGTGCCGATGTTCACAACGGGAGGTGCCGCTTGTGCAACGACCTTGAGCGCGGCGATAACCTCGATCACGCAGACTGCCATCACGGTGGCCGCAGCGATCAACATTTTGAACACGACCTATATGCTGATCGATGACGAAATCGTCCAAGTGACCGCCGGAGGCACTACGACAAGCCTCACGATCCTTCGGGGCCAGTTCGGCACGGTCCCGGCACTCCATGCGAACGGCGCCGTCGTAGACAATTCGCTCAATCCTTTTACCTATCTTAATCCGCTGAACCACGTACCTCTAAAGATCGCCATGAACGCGAGCTTCGTGATCGGCACGACCACAATCGGCATATCGAATGGCATCTATGAATCCCCAAAACCTACGACCAACAACACATCGCGGCAGATCTTCGAGTTCGCTATCCTTCAACCAGGAACCGCAAGCGCACCAGCATACAATGGCATCACGACTCTATCTGCGGCGATTACGTCGACGACCGCAACAACAATTAGCGTGACATCTGGGACGAACATTGCGAACGGACAATATATACAGGTGGGAAATCAACCTCCGGCTGGCACGATAGGCTCGGTGCATTCAGAAATAATGCGAGTGCTTTCCGGAGGCGGAACGACAACGCTCACTGTGCAAAGACAGGCATTGGGATTGCCTCTGATGCCTGCGGTCACTCAATTAAACGGAGCGACGGTATGGCTTCTGCCTTATGGATATGTGTGCTATTTCATCCTCGGCGGAAACGGCATGCGGGCATGGATCGTGACGACGCCGCAAAATGTGAACGTATTCTTCACGCAGATCGGGTCGGGATTTGCGAATACGACACTCAATTTCACCCTCGACATTCTCGGATAAAATATAAATGATATATAATTAAAACAATGGACAAAATAACGAGTTGGATCAAATCGATTTTCGGTGGTGGAGGCATCAGCTCTCCCGGATCAACGATGGTCGGAAGCTCTCCCTCTGCTGGATCCTCTGTGCCGTTCGCAGCGCCAGCACTTAATGCCGGTGATATGACATTCTCCCCTGCTCCACAGATCCCCGCAGCCGCAAGCGCGACCGCTCCCGCCGTTTCTGCCCCGGATTCGGTAACCACAAAAAAGACATTGAGTAATCCGCCAGCATCTCCCTCTAAGCCGAAACCTCCTGCCGCACCGGTAGCACCGGCGCCAAGTTCGAGCGCTGCGCCAGCATCCGCTCCTGCATACATTCCTTTCACTGGATACGGCACTCCTGCAGGCCTCACACAGACGAAAACTCCGCAGGGCGGAACGGCATGGCAGGATGCGCAGGGCAATATGTACGTTCAAGATGCTGGAGGATTCAAGCTCGTGAGTTCATTGCCGGGTCAGAATCAAACTACAACGAATTATTCCACGCCATCCGGTCCGGTATCACCGGCATACGCTGCTGCGGCCGCAGATGGATCGAGCGGACAGTCCGCAAGCGATATCACGGCAGTGACGAGTCCTTCCGCGCAACCCGGCGCGAACGTGAACGTGGGGCCGACAACTCCCACCGTATCAACCGGGACCGGCCTGCCTTCATTCAGTGCGGGAAGCGTTCCCTCTTCTTTCGATCTCGGCTCGATCACTTCGAGCCTCGCAAGCGTAGAGTCGGGACTCTCGGACGGATCGATGGACGCACCGACCGCAGCAGATACGATCGCCAAGCTCCAGTCTGCGATCAATGACGAGATCTCCTCGGCAACGGCCGCACCCTCGACTCCGGGAGGAACGACCTACAATGTATCTCCTTCGGCGGTATCGGGCGGAGATCCAACGATCGATAGCGCCATTGCTTCGGATCCGGCAACATTCAACGCGCTCAATGCACAATTCGGCGTCCCGCAGCTTCAGACGCAGTACATCAACGCCCTCACCGGAGTGAATAGCATCAATGCGGCCGTGACGAAGCTGACCGACGAAATCAACAACAACACCGACATCCCGCAATGGCTCGCGGTGCGACAGGTGGCATATCTCGCAAATAAAGCGAGCGAATTGACCGGCCCGCTCACCAATCAGGCGAACACGATCAAGGCGCAACTCTC